AGGGCTCCAGCACCAACACCAGCAGCCTGTACAGTAACCGTATTGGGAGAAGCAGTTATCGGAACATCACAAACCATGCGATATGTCGCTGTAGCAAAAGGCATTTTGTGTGCTGTACAAACTTCAACACCATCGAACAACAAACGAATCGATGTGTGCTTCGTACTCCCACGTTGTGTATTATAAAGGTTATTGTACAGGTGAAAAGAGAACTCCCAATGCAACATACCATCTTTCATATCAGACAATGAAAACTCATCTACTGTTACCCATCCACCACCATATGTATTGTATGTTATTCCACGAAACTGATCAGCGGAAGCAACTATAGAAGTATCAGCCAATGCTGTATTGTCCCCACGACGAAGTATGTTCACATAATGAAATGCTTTGTCTTTGGTTTGGGTTTCATCAAACTGATTGACAGGAGTCATGGTACGGTCTATGCCACCATTCAAGCTACCCTTCATCGTGTTGTAGCCTTGATTGAACTGCTTGTAATCTGTTATCGCATTGTCACGAGGATACGCTTCTGTCCACTTCTTGCTCATAACTTCTTGCCCTTTATAATGCGTGTCCCAGATGCAGTATAATCAATCGCATACCCAATCACATGCATATCTGCTGCTGTCTCTATCATAAACTGAAACCAACTGCATGCTTGTGTATATATATCATAACGTAACATTGTAACCAAAGGCTCTTGCCAACTATCCATACCATCCAACTGGACCACATTGTACACCGGTTGATCTGCTATATCAGCTGGCTGCTGTCGCAAGGCTTGGGAAAGATGGGGTTTTGTATAATCATAATCTGTAAAAAACTTCAGAGGAATGTCTTGGTTTCCTCCTGTTGCCATATAAAGATACACACCATGTATCTTCTTCTTTACTGATGCATCACCCATATCCAACCATGCTGACCGAAGAATAGATGTTGAAGGAGGAAAATCTACCGTTGTGTCTTCACGTTTTGTTTGGCCAGCTGCACGTCGATTCGACAATACCATAATCCCATGTTGGTCGTTTGATGATGCAGCAGTATCAGACATGCCAAACATTACTTCACCTGTAGAACTTACAACCATCTGACCCATAGGAAAATCTCTTGTAGACCAACTCTTCTTGTCTGTATGATACACCAAAACCATATTGTTGACAGGACTTCCATCTACAGGAAAAGAAAAGATTAACTCTCTTCTCTTCTTGCTGTATACACCAGATGCTTTTGCCAATGCGTCTACATTTACTCTGCTAAACAAATCGCGAAGGTGAGGTGTAACATTTTGTACATTCGGACTATCACTGTAATCCAAGTTGATATTGACACTGTACACACCATCAAAAGATAAAAATACAACGCCAAGACCAGGGGCTGATACAATCGTATTGGTCGCTGTTGTACCTACATACTGAGATAAACTGGCACTGGTGAAGTTGGGATAATCACCTTGAACTATATCAATACTCTTCTCTCGAAAAATCAATAGATGTGAAAAGTAAGAGTATAATCCAGTAAGACCACCACCCTGTCTATGACCCAATGTAATAAAAGAAAACGCTCCATACTGGTCGGGTCTTGCTGGATTAGAAAAGTATAACGTCAAGTCATCATCTCGACCACCATCCAAAAATAAACAATCTTTGTACACACCAACAAACCGAGCCTTGCGAGCAGGCATAATAACAGAAGTGTTCTCTGCTGGAGCCAAAGAACCCAATGCTGTATCCGGTATGTCATCAATAAAAATATCGTCTCGATTGTTCGCTATCTCTGCAACAAAATAATATGTAAGAGAATCGTTTCCACCATCATCAGAAAAGTTCTTTGTTCGATATATCCTTCGAGCAACAATGTCCTCATTGCCTATTGGTATCTCTACATTCAAAGCATACTTAAGCGTGCTTGCTATTGTTGCCCACTCTACCGTATTGGAAAAAGAAGATAAGGGACTCTCGGAACCCGCTGTGTTTACAAAAGATACTTTGTATCTATATTTATTTTCCTTTGCATTGGTTGGTATTCCAAGACCCTTATCTTTAAAATCTCCATATATTGTAGCAGCATTGTCTGCATAAAACCAAATGCATATATTGTTTCCATCAGTTGATGTTGCAGCAGGATTTGTTTCCACACCCCACACCACAGGAGATGGAGGAAGAGCATCAAACCCCAACGGCAACTCTACCAAATAGTTTGCTGTATACGATGTGCATGGCCAAAGATGACTCTTCGCTGGTCGGTTGTATCCATTCACATATATAACGTATCGGCCAAACTGAGCGTACTGTGTTCCAACTTCAGATGACAATGGCAATACACGAGGAACTGACAACTCTTGTTTTTTTAATACAGCACCCGCAAAATCATTCAACTGAAACAATCCACCACCTTGTTCAAACAAAATGCTATCTTGTGCACCCTGGTGACGTTGCACATAAAACATGCTATCAATCACATTTACAAGAAAAGGACTCCAATCATTTGCATTAACATCATACTTCTCATACCCAATGCGATTTATCCAACCACCTGTTACAGGGTCAACACACCAGTTCTCTAGCTCAAACACTGCCGATGGAGGTTGTGGGACTTGCTGAAACAATCCCTTCAAAGCTATTATCTGAATATGAGTATCTTCCATTACAACCTCTTCAAAGGTGTCCACATCGGTACTGTATCAACACCACTCTCTTGCATGTAACCTTTTACCCATCGTCTTGGCTTTTGTGTCAAGAACCGCTGTTCCAACTTTATCAGTTCTTCGTTGTACTTTGCTCGGTATATACGACTCATCTGGGGATTGTCATGCTTATTGAATATATCCATCAACGACCCATAAGCCAACACAAGATGATGACTTTGTGGTAGGTCTGGGGTATCTGTGTTTTCTTGTAGTCTCGCAGGTCTATATATATATCGGACCGAAAGTTCATAGTCCTCGCTCTGTCTTGGATATAAACGAATCCTTTGAACATACCCGTCGGTAAACGTATACCGAGGATTATTAAGTACAAAACTACCACTTTGAAACTCGGCTTCAGTAAAATCTATATTTTCTGACAGTGTAGCAGACACTGCTTTTAATGCACCCACTTGATAAATACCATCAAACTCTGGGCTTGCTGCATCATTCTTTATATAAAATCGTCTTGCATATCCAGCTGTTGTCAAATCCAAAGCCGATGTCAATGTTAATCGCTCAGCATCACCCAATGTAAGAGGGTCTGAAAATGGAGACAAACCAGACTCTATCTCCGATGCTTGACCAGCTGCGGGATACTTCACATATGTATATGCAACTTGAACCGTTCGCGAACCTTGACCAGCACCTGTTGCTGTTGCTGTTGGTGTCAATACCACTGGTGGGGCTGACACGTACTCTGAGTCTTGCATAATCCAATAGTTGGGAATGTTGACTTCATCCAAAGGAAGATTGTAATACTCATCTTCATACCTTGTCAAAGGTATGTATCGCCCTACTGCCGTAGGAGATATACTCATACTGCGCTTTCCTACCTGTAAAAGAGAAACACAATCTTTGGGCAATCGAATATATCTTTGCTTAAACTTTATTGTTTTTCCTACAAAAGAACCTAGATTTTCTTTTATATAAAATATAACAGCAGAGGTAGGTTCTTTATACACAATCTCATACTCTGTTCCATCTATCTCTACTATATTTCCTTCAACCCATAAAGGTAAATCTGATGTTGTTGTGATTTGAGAAAGTTTCAATGCAGGTATGGGTAAACCGTTTGCTGTGTCTGTAACATCAGTGTAGACCTTTATCTTTACTTCTTTCTGGGCAAAGGTAAAAGCCTTCTCCGCAAACAGCATACGATATGTTTCATTGATTACATTGTCAACCTGTGCGCTATATACCTTGTTTGTGTTCGGGTCATAGTCTGTAATGTTCGCAATGTATTCTCTAATCTCACGTAGATTCATAATGCCATCCTATAAAAATGGGGGCGAAAAAAATCACCCCCATTGGAGAGAAACTTTATAGATTAAAAGTTTGGAAGAACGTATACTGTAGCAACACCAGCAGCAGCCGCTTCTGTAGCAACAGCAACAATCGGAAGCAATGAAAATGTTGCAGAACCACCTTCGTCAACATTTACTTTACGAACAGCAAGTTCACCAACAACTGTACCCGCTTGAAGAACATCTCCAGGAGCAGTAGCACCAGCAACATTCGCTTCGCAAATCCCTCGAATACACACTCGAACTGAATCTCCAGCAGAAGCGGCTTCAAGAGCGATACCAACACAGAAGTAGAGTTTTGCTCCACCAGCATCAGTAGGCTTTACTTTTAATGCTTTGTCGCTATCTGTCCCTTGTGTATAATCAAGAGAGACAGCCTGTCCAGCAGTGATTGCATCTACTGCAACAAACACTTCTTCGATGCGTCGGTCTGACGCACTAGCAGAAGAACCTGTTGTATCAGCAGCAGCATCGAGTCTTTGTAATAAGTTTTGAGTAGCCATGATTTACCTCTAGTTAATGGTTGCAAATGCGTTTACAAGAATACCATGTCCGCTCAAGTTCGCTGTTGCCAACTGTGTACGGGTCATGATGTGAGCAGCCATTGCAGCATATCCAGAGATACGCTCAAACTCGCTCATCTCAAAATAAGCATCTTTGTCAAAGTACAATGACATTAGTTTGCTGTTCAAGAACACTGCATCAATAGTACCATGCAAGTTTGCAGCAGCCGTTCCATCAGTAGAATATTTTCCACCAGTATTTCCAAACTCAATATCAACTCCATCCATATCTTTTGCAGCAATAGCAAGTGTGGGAGAAGGATTACCAGATGCTCCATCAGTAAAACTTGTACCAAGATTTGGCTCAACATATACCTTTGCACCGTTGAACATCAATCCAAGTTTTCCAGCCATGTCACGTTGCTCTTGCAAAGAAGTGTAACGCTCTTGGTTGAAAAGACTATTCTTGTATAGCTCATAACAACGAGGTGACATAAGGATAATGTCAACTTCACCTTCTGGTGCATATACTTGTGTATCAATGTACAACTTACTCATCGCTCGGAAAAGACGA